TTTTTGAATACATACATCCGATTATGCGTAAAGCAAAGCATATAGGAATCAGATGTGCTGAACTCAAACTCAACTAAACGTGTGCCGTTACCGGCTGACTCTGTGCTACTGTTTGGTAGTGATGCAATGTACTTTGTGCCGGGTCTACGTCTAATGCCACCCTGTGGCTGACAGACCACATTGGTGGCCTCTTCTAATGCGTTAGCGTAGGCTGCTAAATCAACCCTTGCTCGGAGCAATGGGTCTAACTCGCCTGTAGAAAAGTTTGTCTGGATAGAGACAAAGCGAGCCATTAATACCTCACAGCAATAAGTGAGAAATCATTAATAGCGTTTGTTGGCTGTCCTTGGCCATCAATATTCATGGCTTGTCTTAGGTATCCACCTCTGCCATTCTCGGCTGGGGATCCAATAGCGACAGACTGCCAATACTGGCTCTTCTCGGTTTGATCCGTAATAGGTAAAGCAAGATGCCAAGTCATCATATATTTGAGCAACTGCACAAAATAACTGGGCATATCGTATTCAGGTACGGCATATTGATAATCAATATAAACCTCTTCATAGTCAGTCAATAACTTGCTGCCCATGATTCTGTATTCTTTGCGTGGTGGGATGCCAACAGCGTTTGTATCATATACGGCTCTAGGAGCGCCTAAGCGGTCTCCAGGCAATTGATATTCGTAGCGGTACTCATTGGTAGGAGTTGTCACCAATCGAGCAATAGAGGTCTTTTTAAAGCTAAATGACCAAGGGTAAAGTATTAAGGCTTGATTGCGAATATCCGCATACAAGCGGTCAGCAATCGATGCCTCATCAGTTCCCTCGTTAAATGAGGAGATAGGCTTTGCGCCTAACATCACGCAAGCATCAGAACATATTGATAGTGCGGTATCGCCAGCTGCCATTTAAATCTCCAATGTAAGAATGGGCTATCGCCAGTTTTGCCAGCAATAGCCCACCTTGATACTAGATACTATTAGTCAGTATCGGTTGCACTTACAGTTGTACCATCAGCAATATCAACAGTTGATGACGTTACCGAGTTTACATATGTCAAGACTAGGCTTGGAGTTGTGGTGTCATATACAAACAGAATGTCACCAACTTTAACCATGTCTTTCAACGCTGCAAAATAACCAACTGTGTTAACAGTAGCTTGGGTATCAGCAGTTTTATACAAATACATCGATGGAGCATTACCAGCCTTCGATGCACATACAGTTACTAAACCATCAGCAGAATATGCCATATCAGTCTCTCCTTAGATTAAGATTCACGAGCGGTGATTTTGACAATACCCTCATCATCGATGTTAATTGCACCGGCTGAGAACAAGCTGTTCACGAGGAACGAGGTCTTCTCAGGGATGTAGTTAACTTCGGTGCGTGGAGCAATACCTTCTGCATAGCCGATGGCATCTTTGTGGAAAGCAAAGCAAGTGCGGTCTAAAGAACCATCAACTGCTAGGCCACCCTCAGAGCGGTCACCAAGGATATGGAAAGTAAAGCCCAAGAACGTATTGATTTCACCAGCAACAAGTGCTTTAACAGTATTGAAGTCAGAGCTGGTTACTGCTGTCTCAGACAACAACGATGCCAAACCATTTGCGTGGAGGATAATGTGACGGCCCTCTGGAGGTACGTTGTTTTTATCCAACAACTTCTTAGCTTCACGCAACTTGGCTACGTTCATGTTGGTATCGCTACCACCGATATCGTTAGAAACAGTCAAGCTGGTGCTAGATGCTGTTAAAGCATCAAGAATCAACTGGTCTTGTCTACGGCCAATAGCGTTACCCAAAACTTGTACAAGCTCTTGGCGCTCGTCAAAGTTAACTTTAGCCTGGCTGAAAATGTCGCTGTACTCAGCTGCATTGTAGTCAGATAGGGTGCAAGTAACATTTGAGAATGCTACGTTTAATGGGGCTACATCAGATTGAGAAATGCGTGGGGTAGCCACACCTTTGCCAACTTTTGGAAACTTAACAGTAGAACCTTCTACTCCACGACGCTGACGAACAGCACCAACCAGCATTGCCTTGCCCTGGTAGGCCTGTTTTACCTCAGCATCAAATAGAGTTACAAAGGCATTAGATAATGAAATGCTCATGTGTTTCTCCTAAAAAGGTAAAAAAATAAAATAGGTTTTTGCTTTGGTGTGCCTGTTGCCAGGGCCTATGCTTGCTAATTACGTCAGCCAATCGTCAGATTCATCTGCATCAAGGGCCAATTAAATGGTATGCCGCCGAAATTCTGAGCAAACATTCGCTCAACTTTGGCTCGGTAGGCTGGATCTGTCTTGTACTTAGGATCGCCAACCATCTGGTACAACTCATCTTTCGATGGCGCACCTTCAATGGGTACTGACTCGGTAGGGATGCGAGAGCCTTCATAAGTCTCACGCAATTTCATCAAAGCCTTTAAGCCCTTGGCTGTACCGCCCATGTACTTAAACTCTTCAAAGTCATCTTTACCCCAAACCCCTTTGTTTACAAGGCCTCTCGCCCAATCCGTCATTCCTTTAATAATGACATCTGCGTTAGGACCAAGAGCTGCCTTTTCTTCAGCAAGTGATCTAGTGACAGTTTCTACTTTCTCTGCACTCATGCCAACCACTTTGCCAACCAAACTATCTAAGGCGAGTTGCGATATCCCATTCTCTTTAGCCCAATCCAAGACGTGGCTACGAACTGGGTCATTCTCTGGAATTGCACCAAATGCGGATGCATCGTATTTGCCATCTGCTGGTGCTTTGTGTTTGCCTTGCGATATCTGCTTACGCAAGTCCATCCACGATTTTGCTATGCCCTCAAGATCGGGGGCTGCATCGTCTTTCTTCCAAAAGTTCTCAGGCCACCAATCAGGCCGGTCTAGCGGAGTGTCATCCTCTTGCTCTGCTAAATGAGATATCTGTGATGCTTCTGGGTTTTGCTGCTCTGTACCTTGGCTGTCCTCAGTTGTTACTGAGTCCAGTAGGCCACCATCCTCTGTGGGCTGGACTGCTTCGGTAGTTTCCATTTTTACATTTTCCTCGCTTTATTAATCCTTGCTTCAAGATCCCGAATCACGCTGTTTTGTCCTTCTCGATAAAAAGCATAACTAGGATCAGCGCCAGGCAAGGCAACTGGCTGCTCTAACAAAGTGGCTCTTAACCACTTCATTAGTTTTTCGCCATCCTCTGAGCTGAGAACTCGGAGGCATAATTTGTTTAGGTCTTCTACTGATTGGTCAACATCACGAATATCTGTAACTACGTTTTCTAAGCCAGCCCATCCGTCAACATTCATCTATTAGCCTCCAGCCATTTTCAGCATTTCGGGTACAGCCTCTGGGTTTTGCTCGGCAACTTGAGCTGCCTGTTGAGCAATCTGCTGGAGATTGTATTGGCGCTCTGCTGAGTCATTACGCAACCTTGATGGGATGCCTAGTTTGTCTGCAATGTAGTCTGTAATCTCGCCCATCTTAGGTGTTGCTTGGCCCTCTGGTCCAAAGCCTTGAGCCATCTGCACGAACTGCATGACGTTGGTTACGTCTTCCATATTCTGAGCCATAGCTAATGGGGCAACTGGTGCTACCTTTACCTCTAGACCATTCACACGCAAAGGCATATCGATAATGCCTCTGTCATCCATTACTTGCAGTATCTTAGATACAAGCGGAATCATGGTCTCATTAATCAATCGGCCAAATGCAGATCCAAGATTCTGACTCAACTCCTTCATACGTTCTACGACTTCAGTTGCGGAGCGAGCAGACATATTATCGGGAGGCAAACTCTCGTCTAACAGTATGCGCTTGATGTTCCCTCGTAGGTCTCCCATGATAATCTGAGCCACATTAAAGTCACCAGCTCGTGGCAATGGCTTTAGTGACTCGCCCTGTGGGCCTCCGTTTCTGGCTACAGGGATGATTGCTCCTGGGATAATCTTGACAGTTGCTGGGTTAAGAACTCCATCGTCAGCAGCTGTATACACACCAGATATAGCCAAAGATGCATTCTTTAATACTAGCTCTAGTGTTTTGTTCAATGTCTTGATATCAGGCAACGCAGTAATCAATGGGCCTCTGCCATATATCTCACCGGCCACCTTCATATAGCGACTGACTACCCAAGGACTCTTCTTGAGTCTGCGATAGACCAGCTCTTGCTTAGATTCTTTGTGGATAACGTGATAGCAAAAGTCACCACGCTTTGGATCAAATACTGTAGCCTCAATCAACTCAAAGTCTTCTGTTGGCTTTTGGTCAATCTTCTGCTGTAGGTCTGATGGGATTGTGGCATCTCTCCATTGCTGAATGATTGCCTCGCCCTTAATACGCATACGTCTGTATACATTGTCTACCTGACCATTAGCGCCCTCTTCAAAGGCAACCAAGAACTGTGGCACAGGAATGAAGTTGATTGGGGATGTGTCATCACCAGGCTGAACCATCATTACTGCTGTACCAACTGCTAGGTCAAGCAAGAACTCACCCATCGCAATGTCAAAGTTAGACTGCTTGAGAGTTGCAAACATCTTGTCTGCATAGATATCAAGCGCTGCTGAGGCTTCTGCCTTGCGGTCTTCTGGAATATCTGGTCCAGTTTCTAATCTGCACCATTTACGCTGTGGCGGGAATATTCCTGATTGTAGGCGGTTGGCAAAGCGCTGAGTTGAATTAATAGCGGTTGCATCAAACACACGATTCATCTTCTTAGCACCGCCAACCTTACCATCATAATACCCGTCATAGAGATTACGCTGTGGCAGAGCGAACTCATATGCCTCATCGTATAGGTCTCTAAAATCCTCTTTCTTACGCAACGCAATATCGTGGCGCTTGAGGATGTCTTCGGGTTTTAATCTCATCATTTCAGCCATTATTCAATCTCCGAATCCATTAACATTGTTCTACCTCTTAATCTTCCAGCTTTTTCAAGCCTCTCATAGTCTGCTTTTGTTATGCCAACCTCGTCAGGATTTTTTCCTGTTTCACGCATGAAATATTCTTTCCATGCTGTTGGGTGGCTTTCAGATTTCAACATCTTTCCACCCTCATCAGACGATGGCCAATGGAATTTATTTTTATCGTATGGGTCTCTTTCTGGTCTAATGCCAGCCTTCCAAGCAGCTCGATAGTCGTAATCTGCTGTGTCTAGGTCTGGAGCCTCATCATATTCTTTGACGTACTCTTTAAACCATTCAGTACCTTTTATCCAAGATAGAAATGATTTTTCTTCAGCTGGAGATAATTCTGTCATTTCAGCCATATCAATCCTTTTTGTGTCTATTTGCAAAGTTACGAGCTGCCTCTTTGCTACCGAATCCCCACGCTTGCAACGCTTTCTTTAAGCGAGTTGGTCTGCCTTTCTCATCTACTAAAGGACCAGCCATCCCACCAAAGCGAGCAGCAAAAGATACCCTTCTTGGGTTGGTTCCACCCTTAACTGGGGCCTGTAGATTGCCACCTTCTTTGCGCTCAAAGTATTTGCGCCCAGCCTCGTTAAGACCACCCTTTGGGTTTTGATGTTTTTTTAATGTCATTCGTACCACTCAATCATTAAGTGAGCCATATGCGCTTGCCCACTTCTGTTTGTCAATCTAAACAAATACGTTGTTAGCGGAGCCAATACATATTGGAATGAAAATGCAGCGGATCCAGTTGCCTGACCACCAGAGCCACCAGAAAGAAACTCACCAGTTAACTGTGTTCCAGTAGTGGTAACTGTTGGATTAATTAATATTGCACTTGCGCTTGTGTTGGCTGATGACCTATAGCGATTGATTGCTGTAAACGATGTGCCACCAGTTACTGTTGCATTTTCAAAAATAGTAAACTCTGCATCACCACCACATTTAACATCAAATACTAGGTGAGGATACTTGCCAGTAGCCCAAGCAACAGCAATATTAATTGATGCATCGTCAGCTAATTGGTTTGCATCACCATTTAAAAAATATGCGTAAAAGGCTCTGCCTTCATGCAATCTGATATGGTTAATGTCAGCCATAACAAATGGCTTCTCTGATCCGGCAACAACTTGATTGCCATCCTTATCAATATATGTTGGTGTAACAAATATTGATTTGGTGTTATCAGACTCCCGCTGGACAATGATAGCCATTAGTCTTCTTCATCCTCTAGCTCGGATGCTTTGTACATATCCATCTCGTTTGGCTTAGAACGGCCAGCCTTTTGAGCAAGCATCTTAGCCACTTTCTTTTGGAAAGGAGTCAACTCCATAGGCTTCTTCTCTTCTTCGCCCATGCCTTTGTGGTCTTCGCCAAACTCAAACGATAGTTCTACTTTCATTTTTTAGATGCTCTCATGTTATCTACAAGATTTGGATATGGTCTACCAGCTTTCTTGGCCATCGCTTTAGCAGCAGCCTTCTGCATGGGAGACAACTTCTCAGGCTTACCTAAACCTTTTGGTCTTTCTTTATCCCAGACTTCTTTCATTAGTAGCCCCCAGCTTTACGGCCTTCAGACATAGCGATTGCCTTTGCCTGAGCTGGTGTTTTTACTTTCTGACCAGAGCTTGACTTGAGCTTTCCTTTGGAATACTCACGCATTACTTTGGCAACTTTGGCTTGCATCTTATCTGTATCTGGCATATCTATCCTCTATAGGTTTTGATTGGAACCAAGTGTTTCTTGCATACCCATCTCTGGGTTTAGACGTGAATCAGAAAGGAGTTGACGGCCTCTACGTCTTGCGCCACGCATCTTTGCGCCAGCCTCTTCCTGCGCCTGTGTTGCTTGTGATTTTTGAGCCCCGCCTCCAAATACTCCACCCATGATTAGCTCACTTTCATTTCGTTAGAGCCAAGCGTTTGAATGCCTGTCTCTGGGGTTAAACGTGTATCGGATAGCAACATACGGCTACCGCCACGAACTCTTGCTTTAGCACGAGCTGCGTTTTGCTCTGCGAGCTGTCGCTTTTCCTCTTCAGCTTGCGCCCTCATCTTTTCGTTTTCTGCCTTAGTCTCAGCAGCTGCTCGTTCAGCACCGCTGGTATCTGGAGATCCACCAAATAGTCCACCCATTTAATACCTCGTCATTAGTAAGTAATCCACCTTGTCAGGGCCATACATCTTTAAAACCGCTTCGGTCTCAAACCTTAATGCTTTCGCATAACGTATTGCCCGAATATCGTCAGTTCTAACAGTTATTTGCAATCTATGCAAGTTGAGATATCTGGTTGCGATATCTACAAAGGATCTGCCACATCTGAGCATGGATGCTGGGTGTTCTCTAGCCTGATTATCAAAGATGCTCCACATCTCGCCAACTCCACCCCAAAAGAATACAACTCCAAATATGGCTATCGGCTTATTGCGGTAGAAAGCGGTAACCGCTGCGCCAAGCATGGATTGGCTGTATATCATGGATCTGAGGTCATAGCCCCTAGCCACAGCCAACAGTTCTGGCTGGGTGGTATCGAGCTGGTCAAAGTGGTCAATAACGAATGGCAGATAGAACACCCCTCTCTTGGGATGCATCTCCTCGTTTAATACCTCGTAGGGTATAGTCACTTTCATCTTGAGAATATATCAAAGTCGCTGTTGGCCACAGTCTGGGCTACATATGTTCTTGATGACACGTCTCCTGGGCGAGTCATGCGCTTGTATTCACCGCCACCGAGCAA